CTACACACACGCGCCGCGCTCCAAACTGCGCTCAGGCGGCCATATAAAAACAGCTCCGGTTATCCGCCGGAGCTGTTGGTTGGCGCACATCCTGTCAGGAAAGCTACACCTTGGCAAGGATTCTAAGGTCTTTTCTTGGCACGGGAGGTTGCACGTGCGGCCTTGCGGGTTGTCTAGTCCATGCGCCATACGGTGCGATACGGCGGAATCGAACCGCCTCCTGTCTCTCATGAGCGGCAGGCTGCCTTTGTTTCAATGTATCGCATAGAGCAGTCCGCGAAACGGAAGAGAGAAAAATGCATGCAAAGCCAAAAGGAGGAAATTATCATGGAGGTTCGTTTCGGAGACTGCGTAGAAGCGGCGCTCCGCTGTGCGCGGTTCCGCTTGTACTGATTTTACCTTACTTCACCCCGTTTCGGGAGTGCCGGGGCATCACAAAATAAACGGTGCCTTTCTATGCAATTTGTACAATTCATACAGTGCTGAAGTCTGGCCAGATCTCTGCAAGAGCTTTGCAACCCCGGTTAATACGCTTCCGGACAATATCAACACCGGAAACCCCGGTTTCATCGGCAATCTGATCCTGCGTTTTTCCATTAACGTAAAAATCTACGATCGCATTTGCGCACTCTGTGGCAACGACAAGGCAATATGCCCGCTTTGTTGCCTCGTTCTGCAACGCTGTCAGCCGCTTCACCATCTCCCGGTACCGCGTCTGCTCCTCAATGATATCCACAGCAGCATTACCGATTTTGTCTCCGTTTCCTGACGCAGTAGGCATACCGGAAAGGTTCTGCGTAATCTTTGTAGCACTGCCATAGATCCTGTGAATACGTTCAAGTTGCCTATCCACGTCTATCTTGTAGTCCCTGCACTGTTGAAACCATGCCTTGACATCGCGGTAGTCTACACCGTCTCGCTTTTCATTTTCAGGTGCACATGTGAAGATCATCTTTTTTCTCCTTTACTCCCTCCAAAAATAGCAACACTCCGGGCGCTGCGAACGGGACGCGGTACTCTGCCAAATCCGCAGGGATTATGTACTTTCGGCCAAACAGGCTCTTCATGTCGCTCCAAACGGCCCACGGAACGCGGTAGAAGCATCTGCCGCTGAAAGAACAGAGGACAAAGGCAATGCCGCCGAGGGCTTCTGTGCGGCTCAAACGAAGCGCTTGTGCAGTCAATACGCGGTCAAAGGTCATTCGATCGCTATCTGTGTGCTTCGCTTCAAAATTGATGGCCCTGCCGCCTTTGAGAATTCCCTTGTAGTCCGGCTGGGCCTGTTTAGTGTAGCAGGCAAGGAACCGGCCAGCACGGTCCGGGCTTCCAATCGGACGCATCGGTTCTGGGGTCTTTTCGATGTCTGCAAGGCCGATGGATCTGTAATAGGCGCAGGCATTGTCAATGATGTGCTCAAAGCCTTCGCCCTCTGCGCGGCTTCGGGCACCGGTATAGCTACGGCGAATACTTGCCGCCGTTCTTCTGTTATTCATTGCTCAATTCCTCCACATAGCACCAGCTTTGGGGCGGGCGGCAAATGGAACATCCGTCGATTTTGCAAGTCGGTGGAATCATGTAGTGATAAGACGGTTCATAGTTTTCACAACGCCGATTTCCGCAAACACAATTTGATCTGCCCATTCCAAAAAAACCAAATCTCGAAAACTCGTTAAGATCTCTTGGATTATCGTAAATCTTTAGATCGGAGATGTGCCAGCCGCAGCCGTCACGGCCTTTGAGATATTTTTCGGCGGTTTCCTTGCTCATGCAGGCCGCTTCAAGAAGTTCATCGGCTGGTTTGTAATATGATCCGGGCGCCATAACGTACAGGCTTGCCGGTTCCCAGCTTCCTGTTTCTCCAACATGGGTTAGGCCAGTAATTTTCTTACAGGTGAACTCACCAATGACGCGCCCCCTTTTCCCTGGCCATCCACCGCGGTTCTTTGCGGAAACGTCCCAGTTGTGGTCGTCCAAATTAAACTCTTTACTTGCTGTCAGGGTACAGTAGATGTACACCTTAAACGGTGTTCCATGCACAGGGCAAGTCCTGCGCACCTCAACTGTCTTTTCTCCGTCAAGAATTTTCTTGCACCATTTAGGCCGAATACTCAAAAGGACTGCTTTCATCAAGTATCACCCCCATTGTTCGGACATAGCCTTTGCCACGCCCGGAAAAGTTTTTGCACGGTTCTTTGCGCGGTCAGTGGTAAACATGCCCTTGTGTTGTTCACCATGCTTGTGCGAGTAGGAACCAGACGGGCACCATGTCGCGGTAGGTTCTACGATGTTTGTCGGGTGTAGCGGCGGTACACCGCGTTCCCACAGTAGCGTTTTCTTGCTGTACGGATGTCCGTACTCGTAGGGCTGGATTGCCTGCGTAGGCTTTGGATAATCAAAAATTTTGCTGGGGGTAGGATTCTCAATCACCACTTTTTCGCAATCTGCCGCCCACACGGCAAGAAAAAGCGCCTTGCCGCACAATCCCTCATAATACCGGGAAAGATTGAGCTTTCCTCCCTTGTACAGGTGTCTTGCCCCCGCGTTGCTCGTCTTTGTGCAGGGGACAAATGCGATAATCATGTCCCAGCTGGGCACGTCATGCACGGTTCCGTCCATGGTCACGACCTGCCCCCCCTCGATGGCCTTTAAGCAGTCACCGAGAATGTGCCATTCCGGGTGTCCGCCAGATGGCTCGATCAGGTCGCACGAGTAGGCTTCATGCCCACGGGCACGAAACGCTTTGCAGACCTCCTGCGATTCCTCGCAGGCAATAAGTACTTTCATTACCTGTACTCCTTTCCGGTGGCCTTGTCCCTCAGCGGGATGCGGCCTATGATTTCAAACCCTGCGATATTGGCCATCTGGCGCAGCAGGGGAACGATGTCTCCGATTCTGTCAAGCCGGGCGGCTTCCTTCTGGTACTCGTCCCGGCAGATGTTGCGCATGGCTGCGGTCGGTGTCGGGTCTGCATAGTGCTCAGCATTCCGTCCCATATTTTCCTTGCTCATGTCCTCACCCTCTCTCTTCCCACAAACACGCCCGAGAACAGGCGTTCTCCGATGGTGTAGTGATAATACCGGTGTCCTGCCGGAACGTCGTCTGCCGTGCCATCTGCCGGTCTGAGCACCATTGGATGACTAGCGACCTGAACGACATACTCACCGCCCTGCACAAGCCGCTGCATCCAGCTTTCTGCAGGTGTAGCATCAACCCGGCTTCCATCCATGCAGCAGACCGCTACGGCAGGCGGAACAGGGGACAGCATCGTGAAAAGTGAAAGCTGTTCGACTTCAATCACGGCGCACCTCCTACTTTGTAGATCAGAGCCACAGCAAGCATCCAAATCATAAAAGCGGTAGTTGCTGCAAGAGCTATGGGGTGATCGCGCAGCAGCCAGACAAGCGCATAGCAGACTGCCATAATAGCTGCAACAACAGCAACCATAAACGTTGCGGCGAACATCGCAAATCCTAATGTCATGAGCGTTTTTCCTCCGGCGGCAGCGGCATCCAGCCTACCACGGGGCGGTCTATCTTGTTGTTGTAAACGTCGTCCGGGTTGAAATGGCGGTATTCCCACCAGCCTTTCGGGATTTTGTAGTCGTCCCGCTCCTCGTCGTATGTCCCCCAATCGGGAAGATCTTCCCAATACCATACGCTATCTTGTAAAAAAACGCTCCCGTCTTCATAGTGCGCTGTCGTAATACTGTATCCGTCAATATCGTTGCGGTACAAAATCAGCACTTCGGTTTCGACCTTGGGCGGGTCCGTTTCAGGGTTGCGCCATGTCGGCTGCAGTGTTTCCGGGTCAATGGTGGGAGCGTCGTCCACGCTGTTCAGGGCATCCTTATAGCAGCATTCTTCAATAGTGAACGGATTGCTGGCACGAAGGTTCATTTCGATGCGCTTGTGCAAAGCGTTCGCGTCAATCAGTCTAACTTCATCCATCGTCACATCCTCCCTCACTTCACAGACGGGTTTACACGTTCCACCAGCTCACAGCCGGGCACTGCCGTGCCGGTCTTGAGCAGGGCCGCAATGGCCGTTTTGTTTGGCGTGCGGGTGGTCATCTCGGTCATGTACTCGGCAGGGACGGCAGCTTCATCCAGCACGCAGACGGCCTTACTGCGGCGAAAGCTCACCGCGCACCGGTCACTGCTGAAGTTCTGCCCACCCAGAGCATCGGTCAGATAGTGCTTGAGACTGTCGATCTTGCGCTTTGCGGCTGCCTTGCGGTCAGCAAAAGCCTTTTCCTGCGCTTCAAAGGCCGCAACATCGGCTTCGAGGTTCTTTACCCAGCAGGCGATGTTGTCCACCTTCTCGGCCTTTGCCATGTTCAGCTCTTCCAGCCGGTCGATGTCCATAACCTCGCCGGTCTCCTGATCGATGCAGTCCAAAATCTGCGAGTTGATCTCATACAGGTTCATAGTGCTTTTTACCTCCATTCGTTCAGAGCACGAGAAACGGCCCTGAACGGCGTTTTGCGTTTTGTGGTATAACTTTGCCGGTTTACCCTAAAACCATGCTCAGAGGGCCGCGTATGCCGGTCTGAGCGCGTGTGTACCGGCTATTGCTTTTTTAATGGCCTTCGCCGGGCTGCGTCTGCCAGAAAATTCTTTGCATTTTCGGCTTCCTCTGCCGGGCGGCTTGCCATGAACGCCCGGTTGCGCGGGGCATTCGCCTTTTTTGCTTCATCCCTATCACGGGATATCCACCCGGATGCTGCAGCCTTCCAGTTCTTCATGGGATTCCGGCCCACCTTCCAGCCGTTGGACTCGTAGTAGGCATGGAACCGAATAGCCTGCCCTTCTGTGCCACCCTTCTCCGCAAAGTAACTTTTCACCGTTTCAACATCCGGCGGTGAAAACCTGCTTTTGGGGGTAGGGGACAGCGCTTCAGCGCTACTACTATCAGATACTTTAGTATCTGTTGTACTTTGTACTTTGTACTTTAGGGGCCTTTTGGTTTCGTTTGGTTTCTCAAAAAAACCAATTGGTTCCGTTTGGTTATCGTCAAAAACCTTTTGGTTTTCGTCGGTTTTCTTTGGTCTGCCGCCCTTTCGACCTGCTTCTCGGTGCGCAAGAATAGAACGTTGATACGTCTTTATGTTTTCGTCCATAAATGAGCGCAGGGATTCAAAGGCCACCTGTTCGATAGGCTCAAGCCCTTCCGGCTCTTTGCCGTGCTCCACATACTGCCGCATTTTTGTGAGCACGTTTTTGTATTGCTCAGGTGGCAGGATGTCCAAGATTACGAACTTGTCAAAGGGTATCAACAAGCCTTTTGGGCGAGCCATTTCGATATCGTCCACCACTAACCACCTCCTTCCCGTTTTTGAAAACCAAACGCTTTTCGTAAAAACCATTTGGTTTTCTTTGGTTTTTACAGGTCGATGATCTTAACCTCTACGCCGTAGCCGATGACGTTCCGGCACTGCTGTTTGATGCGGGGGATTGCAACAGCGCTGCTTTTGAGGAACTTCTTCGTGCTGGGGGTGCAGGCCAGATACAGCGTAACGCCGTCCAGACTGGCCTTGGTTCCGCGCAGGTTGTCCGCAATGAACTTGTCACCGTAGACCTCAACACGGCGAATAACCTCTCCCCAGTTCGCAAAATTCTTGCCCGGATACTTCGTAGGGGTGGTTTCCTGTTCAGCCTGCTGGCTGTTCTTGCTCTTGAGTTCGTTCAGGGCATCCAGCATTGCCGTCATGCAGGAAGAGCACACCTTGATCTCGTTCTGAAGCTCAACAAGGGCACTGTTCAGGACCACCAGCTGGTCAATGGCCTTCTTCATGTCCTCGTTCTGCTGGTACAGGCGGCTGTCGATAGATTTCAGCAGGATACACACCCGGCTATCATCCGGGGTATCATTCGGTACATCCGCAAGCATGAAGTCGTATGCACCGTTGCGGATATTGATAACTGCCGACACGGAACGACCGATAATGGCTGCGACCTCTGCATCTGGCAGGCCCTTACTAAGAAGAAGCTTTGCATTGCGCACCTCTTCCGGCATAATATTTCTTTTTGCTGGCATTTTTCTCTCCCTCATTTCTGCCGCTCAGAACGGCAAATCTTCATCGTCGTTGATAACGGCAAAATCGTCCGTGCCGGTCTCAGCCGTCTGCTGGGCGCTCTGAGCGTTTCTAGCTTCGCGGGCATAACTTTCCGTCTGTTCATCAAAACCCCGTGTAGACGTGTTGTCAGGGGCTTTCGAGCCGCAAAAGCTGACCTCACGCACCTGAATCTCATAGGCAGTGCGGTTGTTGCCCTGCTTGTCCTGATATTTCCGGGTCTGCAAGCTGCCATTGACGGCGATCATGCTGCCCTTGTCGAAATACTGGGAGATGAACTGCGCCGTCTTGCCCCATGCAACGCAGGGCAAGAAATCCGTCTCGCGCTGGCCATTTGCAGAATAGCTGCGTTCGCAGGCGACATCAAAAGAGCAGATCTCCTTGCCGCTTGTGGTGGTGCGGAGTTCCGGGGTATGGGTCAGACGTCCAATAGCTGCGATCATGTTCAGCATAGATCAGCCCTCCTTCGGCTGTTTCTGGGCACACGTCCAGCACAGGACGCGCCCAAACTTCTTCTTGGTGCTTGCGGCGGTCTCTGCCGGTTCAACGGTGCGGTTCTTATAAGACACCGGCTGAAGTGGTTTGCCGCAGCAGGCGCAGATAAAGGGCTGTTCCTGTACAGGCTGCGATTTCGGGGCAGGAGCATTACGCTTCGGAGCAGGAGCTTCACGCTTCTGAGCAGGCTGCTTCTGCGGCTTGTTCACACCTGCGGGGTTTCGACCTTCTGCCGCATGATACTCGTCCGTGTCGGCATCCTTGGTATCGTCGATGCAGAACAGGCCGTTCAGGGCATACTTGCGGGCGTAGCTGCTGGATGTTCCCGTCACCTGTGCAGCGTCCATCTTGGTTTTTTGCTCCGGCTCTCTTGCGTATGCCTTCACGGAAATGCAGCCACCATCCAGAGATTCCAATTTTGCAGTGGCTTCGATGTAGTGCCACCCCTCAAGAACCTTCGGTTCATCGGAGAGCGTAAGCAGCAGGTCATGAGCCTTGAGAATAGGCTTCACTGCTTCCAAAATGTCCTCACAGGAACGATATCTGTACCCGCCGAAGGTGTTCATCTGCCCTTTAGGGGCCTTGAGTTCGCTCTGCACAGCGGCCAGAGCGGCGTAAATGCTTGTGCTTTCCATTACTCTTCATCCTCCTGATCTTCGGTCTGTTCTGTCCCTCGCGGCAGGAAATAGTAATCATCCGGCGGCTCAAGTGCCGGGCCGTAGCCGTCAAGGGAAAGGTCGTACATCGGATTCATACTGCCACCTCAGGTGCCGGGTCAATGGCGGCAGGGGAGATGTCCGGTGCAGGAATCAGCTTTCCAGCGGTCAAACGCTGCAGAGCAGGGGAGTGCTGCGTTTCGCTTGCAGGCTTCCCGAACTTGACCTCGGCACCCAGATCTTCGACCTCGACCGTGACGCGCAGGCGGTACAGGCTTCCTGCTTGACCGAGGGTAGAATAGACATCGTTCATCAGCTTGTCGATGACTTCCGGGACATAGTTCCCGCCCACAAACCTGCCGTCGCTCGAAAAGCGGCCCTGAATCTCAACATAATTTTTTTCCATCTGTAAAAACCTCCGATTTTGTGGTATCATCGGGGTGATGAAGTCGTTCAAACTCATCATCCCTTGCAGCTCGTCGGTGTTGGCGCACCGGCGGGCTTTTTTCGTATAGTGCGTACCGGCGGCAGGCTGTCCACCTCGCTGCGGTCGATACGTTCCCGCGCAAATGTGTACTTGTAAGTTCGATGGCTGCCGCTGAGCCCATGGCTGACGGCAGACGCAAAGCTGTTCGCGCTCTTGTAGCCCAGCCGCCGGGCACACATCTCAGACGTGCCGGATGCCAGCAGATCGCCGGTTTTGGCATCCCAGACGGTGTACCACATGACGCTGGTAGCGTTTTCATTACGCGCCCTATAATCCCTGCAATATTGGTTGTGGCGCTCTCTGCGGCAGGAAGCGCAAAAGCGCAGGTTGCCAGCAACATTTTCCATCACCTTGCCGCAGTCCAAACAAACGCGGGTAAAGTGCTTTCCTTTATTCATGGGTGGTGTCAGCCCGCCTTCCTGCCGCTCTTCACGGTAT